ATCCCTCCGGAGAATTTTTGAAGACCGCCGCGATTCGAAAGGGTCTGTTCTATGTTAGACCCCCTCCCCATACCACACGACTAAGCCCAGAGAATACTAAAAGATATTCCTTGAACCTAGTCTTTCCGGTGTATGTGTTATGGAGTCAGCCTGTTCGAATGTACATCAACATCGTTTGCGTGTAATAGTAACTTAAATAATAGAAAGGAGGTAACTTGATGGCGGATTGTCATAATTATTAGGCTGATGATGTTGATGTATTACTAATTCTTATGTATAAGTGTAGTGGGTCTGCTTCAATCCAATCGTCTATAGCTTTATTAATAAGCTTCTGATTCTCTTCATCACTAAAGGCTTCACTAGTTCTAGCAATCCTAGCTATTAACCCACATGTGTCATAACCTTGTAGCATATCGTACTGATACCACTTATCGAACTCATCATAATATGAGTAAGGATTGTCTATAGTTGTCATCCAATATTCATGAAGCATACTATTTACCTCCTTTTGATAAGTATTTAGATACAGTAGATGTAGATACACCACAAGCTTTAGCTATTTCTGCAATAGTATAATTACTACCAGACATAGCTTTTATTCTATTAATTTTCACAGAAGAAAGGTCCTTTTTCTCACTTGGCATTGCCAAATCTCTTAATTCGTCTTTCTCTGCAAAACGCATTAACAAATTAATGTCTGTTTTACCGACTGCATTGTTCTGAATTGCTTCCCATTGCTTGTCAGTTATGTGAATCTTCTTTCTCTTAGCACCGTACAAAGCACGACCTTCTTCCAAATACATTTGTCCGAACTTTGTAATCTCTTTCTTTGTTAAGTCTGGATTCTCTTCTTCCATCTTACTTAACTTAGCTGATGAATAAACCTTTGCTTTTCTTTCGAAAGGCTCGTTCATTTGTGAAATTCTGATGTTACTCTTAATCTCTGCTACTTCTTTTGCATACTTTCTCTTAGCTTCTGTATCTATAGGATTCTCTTGTACTCTGACATAGTCTTTTCTTGCTTGCTTTGCTAAGTCCATGAGATTATTAGCATAATCAGCATACAACGATTCAACAGGATTATTCTCATCAAGTACTAATGTATGAGCATCGTCTGTCTCTGCCATCTGTGTACTCTTAGTAAACCAAGGCGTACCATCTTTTCTTTCTTTATACTTCCAGATTAATTCACCTGTATCAGGATTAATCTTAGGGTCACCAACAGTCTTACGGCCAGATGCTTCAGCCTTTGCTCTAGTAATGATTGTATTAGCACCATAGTTCCAACGCTGTGTATCATCGTTCCATTTACCTTGGTACTTCTTCTTTAGTGCTAAGATGTTGTTGTCTATTTCGGACTGCTTGTAATCAAGCTTATGTTTAGCTGCATCAATTACACACATACTATGTCTTGTTGCTGCTGCTAACTCATTTTCATCCGCTCCTTGTAAAGTCATGTCCATAATAAGATTAGAAATAATACCCATCTCTTTACCTGTATTCTGTTTAGACATAACTTTCATACCTTCACGATAAGGATACTTCTCTTTTGCATCATAGTCTGCTAATCCCTTTAACGGGTCACTTGAAGTAATCTTAATATTACCTTGTGGGTCGTGAGTAGGTATAAGCATAACAGTATCACCATCAAAGTCTGCTCCTGATAGTCGTTCTGCTACATTAGCATTAACACAGATAGCATCTACTGAAGTCTTAGGAATCTTAGCTGCTGCTGCTTTATTATTGTTGTTAACTCTTAATAAAGGAATCTGATAAGTTCCTTCGTGTGGGTAACGAACAGCTGCAACCATCTCACCATTCTCATACTTAGGTGCATAGACTTCATTGTCTTTTAATGATGGTTCTGGTACAATTACAAACCATTTCTGTCTTGGTAAAGCTGCTGCTTTCAATGTAATTGCATTCTTATCACACTGTTGTGCAAAGTCCATAAGATACTTCTTACGAACTGTAGGATTCTCAAGAGAATTAATAGTGTCTAACTCATCTTGTTTATCTATAATAGATAGGTTAAGCTGCTTCTTAATAAGATTCTTATTCTGTTTTGCAAGGAACTGAGACGGTAGAGTGTCATCCCAATCTGTCCAGTCTCCTTCTTCAGCTCTCTTATTAATTAAGCTTAACTTGTATTCACCAGTCTTTGGGTCTTTGTAATAAGACTGTCCAGAACCTGGTGTATAATTAGGATTATTAGGTTTAATTAAAGAACCAAAAGGATTAGTTGCATCCTTTGTATCAATGTTTTTCAAAACTGTATGGTCTTTAGGTCCACACATTGGTGTTCCCTTATGTTTATTAGTGTTAAACACAAGGTCTACTCCATCTGGCATATCGTCAGAATAAGTTGCCATACCTTTTACATAATGGGTACCATCTACAAGTATTCTTACCTGTGCATAGTTACTTTTACCTAAATCAAGGTCTGGCACACCACGACGAATCTCTACTAATCCATCCTTATCCTTTCCACCTTCTTCTGCATAACGGATTTTAATTCTTTTACTATCCATTGAAGATGGGTATTGGAAAGGTGGTGTAATAATCTCTTTACCATCTGTAGCAGTTCTAACTCTCATCAACTCTGCTGCTGACTTTGAGTTACCCATAAGACTCTTGTCTTTAATAAGGTCTTCATACTTTGTTCCTTTAGGACAAACAACTCTTACAGATGTTAAAGTTGACCTATTTGTTGGGTTAACAACTTTTGTTGTATAAACTGGGTAATTTTCTTTATCACAAATATAAAGGGCGTTGTCTAATCTAGTTTTAGAAACACCCATATAATATTCAGTACCACTACCTACTTCAATTACACCATGTTTATCAACAAACTCTTCAAGCTTGTCTGCAACTTGTCCTGTAATCTGACTTCTTTTATACTTCTCTTCATTCATCAAACCTTTAATAGTGCTTTCAGGTTTACCAAGCTTTTTAGAAATCTCTTTAGTAGTAAGTCCATCACCCATCATTGAACGAATACTTGCGATAGTAATTGCTCTTCTTGTATCCGTTGCTACAGATACTGCTGAACGAAGTTCCTTAGAACTTTTCATTCCAAGTTCTTCAGCAATCTCTGCTTCTGTTTTACCGCTCTTTTTCATTTCTTGAACACGACCTAGAAAGTCACCAGTTCTTTGATAAGGATTCTCACCAGAACCCCAAGGATACCTACCTGAACGCCTAGGAATACCATAGTGTTTTAGATAGTAGTTATCCATCTCAATTGCTGTATAGTTTATACTCATTCTATGCTACCCCCTTTAAAGTCTGAAATTCTGTTATTACAGAACACAATTTTGTCAATTACATCCTGTATATCTTTCCAATCAGGTTCATCTATTAGAACTTCATTGTTCTGATAAATCCTAAGTTCAAATTCAATGTCTCTAGGATTCTTAACATATTCCAAACAAAAAAGAGCAGCATAAATATAAAGCTGCTCAATGTGTACTGGTTTAAACCCAGTCTTCAAATCTGAAATTCTAAGTTTACCATTCTTAAACGAAATGGCATCTGCTGTACCAAAACAGTTTTCAGAAAAATATAATATTTGTTCCGCTCTCATTCGAAAGCCTATACAATCATTAACATAGTTTCTGAAGTTATCCCACAAAATATCAAATTGTGTTAAAACATTTCTTGGTACATCATTTGATAACAAATGAAGAAGTAAAACATTTTCATCTCGCTTCTTCAATTTAATATCGTTTTCTATACACTTCATTGCTAGGTCGTGAGTTAATGTACCAATGGTCTGTGACCAAGAATTACAATACCTGTCAATAAGTGTGTCCTCATCATAGTTCAACCAGGTTGACCTTGATGCACCCAAAAAGCTATGTAAGCCTTTAAGATTTAAATGCTCGTTCCATTTCATCAATTACTTCCTCCTTATTCTCTGGATAAATAAATCGGCTAAAACTCATATTGTTAAACTTGTTAACATAGTATTCTTGATTTGGTCTAGGTTTTTCTCTTTCCTTTTTAGACCTCTTAACTTCTAACAATGCCCATTTATCTTTATACAAGAATAAAAGGTCTGGAACGCCCTGACAAAAATCAGGGTCTAATTTGTGTATGAAACATCCTGGAAATTTTTCATACAAATCGTCTTCCAACGATGCTTGAAAATTACTTTCAATTTTTGACATGACAATCCTCCAATACAAAATATCCACACGCAAAAAAAAATAGGAAGACTTCTCTTTCTCCCTATAAAGGGCGTGTTTTTTGCGTCTTGAGATTTTTAGGAAAATATCAACTAGCACAACATTCACGCAAAGTTGTAAAATTGTCTAAAAATAGGTGCTGGGCACTTTGCCCACTTTTTTTGCTATATTTTTATAAAATATAAAAAATTTTTTTT